TCGGCACCGACATCACACCCGCCAGCGTCACGGCCCCGCGCACACCGCCCACGGTCAGCAACCAGCAGGAACGCGCGGTCGGCACCTGCGTCACGTCACCCTTGCCGCGCAGGCGCCTGAGCAATACAGACAATCGCCAAATGCTCTGCACCCAGATGAAGCGCAAGGCCAGCAGCACCAGGAAAATCGCCACCACGTCCAGCCCGCGATACAGCAGCGTCGGCCACAGGGATGTTTCGTGACTGGCCACGGCCTTGATGATGTCCGGCAACTGCAGGCCCAACAGCAGGAAGATCAAGCCGTTGAAGGCGAACTCCAGCAACGACCAGACGCTGCGATTGAGCAGGCGCGTGTTGGTCTGGCGCGGCAGCAGATCGAGCCAGCTCTGCATCATCCCCGCCGCCACCGCCGAGAGGATGCCCGACACCTCCATGCGCTCGGCCAGCACGTAGGCGGCAAACGGCAGCAACAACATGAACACCACGTGCGTCGCCGGATCGTCCCAGCCGCGCGCGATCATCCACGCGCGCAGACGACCGACCAGCCAGCTCAAGGCCACCCCGACGGCCAGGCCGCCCACGGCGACCAGCAGGAAAGTCACACTCGCATTGGCCAGCGAGAACACACCGGTCACCGCCGCCACCAGGGCAAACTTGAACGTCACCAGGCCCGAGGCATCGTTCATCAACGCCTCGCCCTGCAAGATGTGCATCAACGGGGTCGGCAGACGATTGCGGGAAATGGCCGACACCGCCACCGCATCCGTCGGCGACAGCACGGCCGCCAGGGCAAACGCCACCGGCAACGGCACATCGGGCAGCAACCAGTGAATGAAGTAGCCGGCGCCGACCACGGTAAACAGCACAAGGCCCACCGCCAGGGTCAGGATCGGACCGCGCAAGTGCCAGAATTCGCGCTTGGGCATGCGCCAGCCGTCGGAGAACAACAGCGGCGGCAGGAACAGAAACAGGAACAACTCCGGATCCAGGGCCACATGCAAGCCCAGCGTCGGCCAAGCCAGCAATGCCCCGGCAGTGATCTGCACCAGCGGCAACGGCAACGGAATCACCCGCCCGATCAGGCGCGAAACGCCGACCAGCATCAACAGGATCAGGACGGTGTAGGCGGTTTGCATAAAGCGTGGTTCCCAGACAATCGGCAGCATTGAAGTGCCATATTAGCCGCTTAGACTACGGGTAGCCCTTGCACCTATGTCGCACCCGGAACGCGCCAATCCCTGTGGGAGCGAGCTTGCTCGCGATGGCGTCAGGTCAGTCAACATTGATTTCGACTGTCATGCCCTCATCGCGAGCAAGCTCGCTCCCACAGGTTTTGCGTTTTAACTGAAAGGCCATGGCATAATCCGTCACCTTTTATTTACGGCACCTGCAAAGGGGGCAATTCCTTGACCGTTTCAAGCAAAACGTTGCACCTTTTCGGCATCAAAGCCTGGGATGCCGTATAAAAATCGAACAAGGCCTTTATATTCAAGGCCTTGAGCTACAAATCCCCCCTAAAAACAGGCTACTTTTGCGACTCTTTAGAACCCAATAAACATTGGTCCAAACAGTTGCGTTTTGGGGAAGAAATAACGTCAGAAAATCCCACCTACGGCGTCCTGCCGACCGTTCGAAACCTCCGAAGCCCGAAGCCGTCACTTTCGACGTAACGATCCACCATCCGTCGAATAGCTGCGGCTACATCTGGCGGTTTTACGGGATGTGCCATCATCTAGATAACAAATGAATTGACATCGACCTTGACGTAGCGATAATCGCGAGCCACTGTTGTGAGCAAGCTTGTTAGCAAGCTGTGGATAAGTACCGGCTTGGTGGATCGACCACCCGCCACTCACGGAGTGAGCTTTTCAGCCCAGGAGCTGCTATGACATATTCTCTATTCGTACAAGCATCGCGAGTGTTGCCATCAGGCAATCAGCCCAGTCTTCGCGGACGCCATGACCAAGTCCTAGTAAAGGATGAGGTAGTGTTCCAAGAATCGCACGATCCTTACCGTGCTCTGACCGAGGCTAGTCAGCGTTTGAACGATGGAAAAAGTGTTTTCTTCGCTGACCAAAGCCCAGTTCAAGAACAAGGACGTCGTGATCGTGCCGGAATTTTTTCCACGCAGTAAAGATTTGCCCGCCCAGTCATCTCTCTTCTGGGTGACTCACAAAGACAGATACCTTCGCCAACTCCTCCTGAAGGATATTCAGGAGGAAACTGGTCGCTGTCTGATCGTTTACTTTACCGAATGCGAAACCTCCGGTGCACAGATTGACACCGGTGATGACGTGTATTTTTCGGAACTTCTCACTGCTTGCGCCGGAAACCCAGTGGATCTTCTTTTAGAGACCAATGGTGGTATGACCGATGCAGCAGAGAAAATCTGCGCGCTGTTACGCCACGCCGCCCCCGATCTAAGAGTGATCGTACCTCGTAGAGCAAAGAGTAACGGAACAGTTTTTGCTTTGTGTGGAAATGCGATCCTCATGGGTGTTGAGTCAGAGCTTGGCCCGATCGATCCCTCTATCAACGGCGTCCCGGTGGAGTTCGTACTCAACCAACCAGCTGCATTCGGTCCTCTCGACGTAGCTTTTGCAGACGCCGCGCGCAACCAAACTAGGAAGCTTGCCAGAGATATGCTTTCTACAGGGATGATGAGCACTCGTTCGCCGGCAGAAATCGAAGAGACGATCGGCAAGCTTGCTACCCGCGATCACTATCACTCCCATGGATCGGTTATCGACATTCGTGAGGCCATAAGCCTCGGACTGAATGTAGTCGAGCATCAACCAGATAACGCCCTGTGGCGAAAAATCTGGCTTCTCCGAACCATGTACCATTACGACTGCCGACAAAACGGCTATGCAAAGCTGTTCGAAAGCGTATCGGTGAGCACGGCAGTAGCTGTTCAGAAACCTGCGACGGCTTAGCACGCAACAACCAGTTGATGAGACGGCGGGGCGAATTAGACATTCACCCCGCCGTTTTTTTTACCTATGTGCCGACACCTCTTTTGCGTAGGCCTGGCACGCGGCCAGCGCAATCAATCCTTGGTCACCGGCGTCGGTGATTCCGATAATTCGTTGAGCATGCGCTGGGTCAAGTCGGGCGCGTGTTCCTCCATGAACCATGCCGCCGGCGCCGGTACCGGATGACACTGAACAGCCACTGGCTGAATCCGTGGCGTCGAGAAGGACTGACAGCCGCAGATCAGCAGTGGCAAGGCGATCGCGCAGGCGCGCCTGGTCTTTTTGTGCATTGGTCAAAACCTCATGATGGGCTTGGTCGCTCGCCGACAGGCGCTGCTCGAGCGCCAGGCGCTTGTCCTGATCGGCACGGACCTGGGCGGCGGCAGCATTGCTGAGAGTGCCAAGGTCGGACTGATGCAGCAGCGCTTGAGCGGCGAGCTGCCCACCGTAGCGCCAGTCCTGCACCTTCCACACGCCAACGGCAGTGGCCAGCACCAGCACCAGCACTCCGACCAGCACCAACTTCAGTGAAGTGGAGGTCATACCTAATCCTCCCAGGGTGGAAGGTCCACCGTTTGGCCTGCAAGGGCATGGGTGCAGTCGCCCAGGAACTGGATACGGCCATCGGTGACGAACGAGTGACAGACACGATCACCATCAGACCAGGGGTACTGCACCAGCACCGAAGGGGTGAAGGTCGGCTTATCGACGCTCCCATTCCAACCCCAGCGCGGACCTGGCCCGGGACCGTGCATGACTCGATGCATCATCGTGCAGCCCGGGCACTCGAACCAAAGGCTGCCTTCCTCGGCAGTGGCCAAAACAGGAGACAATCTGCTGAAAGCGGTCATGGCACATCCTTGAAGAACACGTGGTGACCAAGCGCCAGTGTCTGCTTGGCGCCTTTCACCCAGACCGGCGGCTTGGGCATGGTGGTCGCGTAGTAGTGCGTGGCACCGCCGGTAGGATCCGGCACCTTTCCATCAATCACCTGGTCAGCGGCAATCCGCGCCTGCGCGAGCTCACGAAAAGGAATCTTCTTGGCGCCACTCAGGTAGGCGAAGTTCGGGTCGTTCCTGTTCCAGCAACTGAACTGGTAGGGCTTCTGGCACACGCCGGCATAGCCCTCCCCCCACCACGACTTGGTCTTGCCGTCGTTCACCCGGTTACAAATGGTCCAGGCCACGGCGATCTGGCCGGCCAGGGATTCGCCGCGGGCCTCGCCCCACAACGTGCGAGCGAGGATGTCGCGGTCATTCTCGGATACGGTCATCACTTTTCTCCGGGCAAAAAAAATCCCGCACTTGGCGGGCCTTGATGTGCGCTTGGCACTCAGGCTTCGTTGGACTCGGACGCTTCGGCACTCAGCGGCAACGGGTACCGGGCTTTGATGGCGGCCACCGAGGCGAGCCACGCGGTGTAGTCGGGCTCCAGGCCTTGGGAAAGTGCGTCGTAGTCAGCCTCCAGCCGCAACGGGTCTGACTCGGCCAGGTAAGCGGTCCGACGCGCATTGAGCGCAGCTTCCAGCTCTGCGTTCTTGCGATCTTCCTGCTGCTGCTCGGCGGTGATCATTTGGCTGAAGTCGATGTTCATTCTGGAAGCCTCACTTCACCATCGGGCGGATTAACGATGTCGCTGGGGAAGCGGACCGCGATACTGGAATCTGCGTCACAAGGAATCCCCAGGGCGATAATGAGGTCACCATTGCGACGGGTCACATCACCCACCACATGCTGACAGTGAACCGCCGACCAGGGCAGAACCGCACCCTCCGGCAGTTGCCGAAAATCGTACGACTCCCCGTTGATGATCAGCACATCGCCGGTTTTTTGAAGTGAAAGCGGCGCCCGGCCGCCCTGCGGTGAAAGCTTGATGATCATCAGAACCACCTTCCTATTGCTAAATACCGGCCACCGGAGATTGTTTGAGCGGTCGGACCATTGCGGTAAACCGCCTTGGCAGACCAGTTGGCCCTTGAGTTATCTGTGGTGTAGCCATACACATCAAGACTTGATTGAGGGGTGCCGAAGGCCTGATAGGTGTAGGTGATGTCGGCAAACAGCACCGGGAACACGCCCAGCGGCGACACCGTCGCGATGGCACCGGCAGCAACGGTGAAGTCCGCAATCGGCCCCGTACAAATCAGCCGGCCGTCTGCAAATTTCGTGGCCTCACCGTTCGCGTTCACCACCTTTTCAAAAATGGCGCCGGAAGGCACGCCGCCGCCTTGCGAGACGGTTCCGAGAATGGCCGCAACTGCAGCGGCGCCGAGGCCCAAGCCGGCACGAGCCAAAGCCGGGGTGTTGCCACCGGTACCGCCTTTGGCAACGGGCACCACGTTTTCGACAGAGACCGCGCCGAGCCCGGCCAGTGTCGCGCCCCACTGATCGATCAATTGCCGCAGGCGGTCGGCGGACTCCTTCACGTAACCTTGCACCGGCACCAAGGCATAAGCCCCTGTCGGGGCTGTAGCACCTTGATAGGCGGGGAGAATCGACAGCACCGTAGCGCTGGCAATGTTCGAGACCTCGTACCAGCGCCCATCCGGGCCTAGAAAAGCATCGCCCACGCGAGCGTTAGCGGCGAAGGCCGTACCGGTGCCGGTCACGGTGGTGCCGCCGCTGGTGACGGCGACTGTTCCTGATCTGTACCAGGGCATGGTTGTTCCTTATCCGAAGGGAAATGGGAGGTTTGCAGTTCTGATGATCAGTGCCGTTGGGAGCAGGGCTGGAATGTTCTGCCACTGATAACCGTTCACGGCTAGGATCTGGGTGTCGTAGGTTGACGCGGCAGAATTCGCCATCATGAAGGTAATAAAGCCCGTTCCCCCATATACGCCCTCAACACACCCGGAGTTTGATGCTTGGGCAATAGGACTCAGGTCAGTGCCGATTGTAAGACCACACCCGCGAGACCAGGGCAGGTGGGCCGCGTACTCGACGCCCGCAGTTAAGTTGTAGGTGAAAGTGCATTGCGCACGGGGGTAGATGATCCGACCAGATGCACTAGTCCCACTCGTCTGCAGCATCTGGTTAGTACCCCCAGTGTAGGGGAGGCCGGATGGCGCGGGTGGAGACTGTGTCCCAATGATGTTCAAGGCTGGCTGGAGTGAATTGAACGTGCAGTTACCCGAAGTATCAAACGTCTTCAGGTACGGAGACCCGGCGATGTTGTCCGCCATCAGGTCAAAGCAGTAGTACTTAGTCGAGGGGCTCGCATTGACATAGTAAAATGTAATGTTTGCCCCCGACTGCGTGGTTCCATTCAAACAGCCAGGCCCGACCAGGAACACGATGGGGGACTTGAAGTTGGCCAGCGTGAAACCGTGCATGATATCGAGCGAGTTGTCATTTGCGACAATCTCGGTAGGTGCCGTCCAACTTGCACCATCATTCTTATCCAGCCCAGGCGACTTGAGCCCCCTCCGCCCCCAATTGCTGATGTAGGCAAGGTTCCCGCTCTTCACCAACCCATATGTGATCTTGCTGGTATCGAAGAGCAGGCTACCGTCCAACTTCTTGACGATCAGGCCAGTCATCAGTAGTACCCGTAGTAGATTCTAGCGTTGGCTGCGAAGAAGCCCCAACCGTTCGTGGGAAAGGAGTAAACCCAGGTCAACGACGTGCCCGATAGAGTCACGCCGGGTATCTTCCCGTAGAGGCCTACGCTCACGATGGGCACGACGATGAAATACGCGGTCTTTCCAGCGGGGGGCGCCGGTATGGTTGTCCCACCATTTACAGCGCCCGTTGTAACCGACCCCATTGTCTGGCTGATGTTCATGGTCATATCGACCATTACCCGATCCAGTGCGTCCTTGAGTACAAGTCCAGTCATTGCCCCCCCTCAGAGACTCATGTCGATCCCCAGCACTCCGTTGGGATGGTAAAACTTGATGGAGGTGTTGGTGAGCTGCATCCGTGCCCCGCCCGCCGTACCGTTCAGTTCCCACGGGCCGGTCTTCGGCAAGATCCACCCCTGAGTGGCTGCGATGTAGTCGGTTGATTGGAGCGAGCCCCCGATCTTGGCGTTGGTAATGCTGGCGTCCTGAATGAAGGCCGAGTTCATGAACACCTGACCACCAGTGATTGCAAACGGGGAGGACAACGTGCCATTGATGCCGTTAACCACGGCAAAAAGATCGGCGCTAATCAGGAACTTGCTTTGCAATCCAGCCGGCCCGTTCTCAATGCCCAGGCCGATGCCCGCCGCCACGTACTGACCTTGGCTGTTCAGCTGCATTTTTACCGACCACATCGTGCGGGCCTTGCCGTCAAGCGATACCACCGCCTCACTGACTGTCTGCACGGCTGCGTTCGTGCTGCCGATAGACACTTCCAGCTGTTCCGAGCGGCGCGCCTGGGCTGTATCACCGTCCGCCCTGACGCGGGTTTCCTCGGCAAACTTCGCCGTCGAGTCCCACGAGTCCAATGCTCCAGCCAAAGCGCCCTCAGCATTATCATCCCGACCTACCGTGTAGATGGCCTCGACGGTTGTCCGCATCGAAGCCACCGCCGCGTCGGTATCCACCTGAGCGTCCTGTACGTCCTGGATCTTCGCCGTGTTGCCGCCGACCTCCAGCTCAATCGTATCGATCCTTCTCCCCAACGCATCATCAGCCCCAACACGGGCCTCTGACTCAAAACCGATGTCTGCGGTATTGCTGCCAACCTTTGCACTCAACGAATCCAGGCGGCTCGCTGATGCAGTGCGGTCGGTGGCCAGTACCGTCTCCAGAGTACGGATTCCGGCTTGGTTGCCTGCGACCTGCGCATCGAGCGTGGTCAGGTGGATGGCTGTTGCCTCGCTTTCCGTAGCGCGGGTTCGCACTTCCTCCGCAAACCTCGCGGCGCTATCCCACTCACTCAACGCCCCTGCTAAGTCCCCTTCCCCATCTTCATCCCGGTACGAGGCCTGTAGTGATTGCAGGGAAGACGATGTCGCCGTGATCTTGCCGTCCACCGTGCTGATGTCGCTCGTGTTTTTATCGATCTGCACAGTCTGGGCGTTGACCGTCGTCACGATGCCGCCGATGTCGAGCCAATAGGTCGAATTAGGCGGCGCATTGGCCCCGCCGGCGTTGGCAGGCACGGCCTTGATGGCGGTATACAGGCGCTGGCCGCCGCGCACGTTGTCGTCTTTCAGGTAGCTTTTCGTCGGGACGTATTCCAGTGCATCAATGATGCCGTCGATCTGGCCCTGGAGCTCCTCCTTGGCCGCATCGATTCGACCATTTACCGACTCAGGTCCGTCGCCAGAGATCTTGTCGATTTCATCCAGCAGATGTTGTCCAAGTTCGGACTCGGTGATCTGACCGGCGATCATGTCCAGAATCGGGCCGGCTTCTGAACTGGCCTGTCCCATCACGCCACCTACCACTGGATAGAACGGACCGATGTTGCCGATCCGGTCGACCAGGCGCGCCCAGAAGAAGAAGGTGGTGCCCGCCAGCAGGCTCTGCATCGAGTAGTCGCTTTGCGGGTAGGCAAGGTCCGCCAGCTTCGTTGCAGCGCCCAGGTTGTTGGCCGGTCCATACCAGAGTTCCGTGCGCTGGGTGTCTTCAGCGCCAGCCGGGAAGCCCCACTTCAGGCGAATGCCAAACAGCAACGCTGTTGCGGCCAGGGATGCCACCGCCGGCGGCAAACCTGCTTTGCCCTTGAGGTTGGTCAGGATCGAGTTGCGCCAGATCGACGAGATGTCGAAGGCACTCACCGCGCGGACGCGGGCCACATAGGCGCCAGCATAGATGCCGGTAACGTCGACACTGGTCAGCCCGGTGCGTTGCACTTTGATCCAGTTGCCGCTGTCCTTGCGCCATTCCACGTCATAGCCGACCGCGCCGGGCACTGCCGGCCAGGTGATCGTCATGGTCGCGACGGCGATGCCTTGGGAAACGACTGAGCTTGCCGTCAGGGTGACGCTGGCCGGCGCCGGTACCACCGTGATCGGAATGACGCTGATCGGCCGCTCCTCGAGGCGAGCACCAGTGTCGATGGAGGCAAACTTGCTCGGCTCGTACTGCAGCGCGCTGATTTCGTAGTCGCCCTCGGCCGTGCGCTTGGTCCGCAGGACGCGATACAGCGGAATCGCCAGGTCATCAGCATCCAGTGCCCATTGCAGTTGCGGCAACGGCGGCTCGCTGTAGCTGGTGGTCACGGTCACCGCGCGGCCATTCACGCTCTGCACGGTACGGCCCTCCGCGCGCCCGCCCGGCAAGTTGATGATCAGACGATCACCGGCCTTGGCCTGGGTGTTGCGATCGAGCGTCACCACGCGGCCGGCGGCGGCCGAGATGCGCCCGCCGACCTCGCGTCCTGCCAGCAGCGAGTCAGCCACGGGGATGATGTGGCCAGGCAGTGGAATCACACCTTCCATGCCGGTCTTGAACGACACGGTGCGATCCTGGTTGTTGCTGAGGATCGCCCACTTGCCACGCCGCTGGGCCTCGGAGGCTCGAGTGCAACCGATGGCGCTCAGCTCCATCGGCCGGTCGCCATACCGACGCTGCAAATCCAAGTCGGCAAACGGAATGACGTCGGTGTCGTAGTTGTTCGCCGGGTTGTCGTAGCTGACCAGCGCCCGGGTGTAGCGGGTCTTCGCCGAGGCACTGCCATAGGAGAACTTGCCATCGATGACGTTGGCCCGGGTGAACACGTAGTCGAAGTCCTGGGCACGCGGCATATCGGCCTGCATCACCAACTGGCCCTGAGCCCAATAAGTCATGCCCCGATAGATGCCAGCGATGTCACGCAGTAGCGACCATGCATCGGCCTTGCCTTGCAGGTTCATGTCGCAGAGGTAGCGAGGTTCGGTGCCACCCAGGCCATTCGTCACCAGTTGGTCGCAATACTGGGCAATCCGGTACAGCTCCCACTTGTCGACCATCCACGGCTTGATGCGTTTGCCCAAGCAGAAGCGGTCCTCGGTGCATACGCCGTAGGTGATCCAGGCCGGGTTGTTGGTCCAGGCCGACTTCATGCTGCCGTCCCAAGTGCCGGTATAGGTGCGGGTCACCGGGTTGTAGTTGCTCGGCACCATCCAGCGCCGCGCCTTGCACTTCACGGTCACGGCCGGGATGTTGGTGAACTGCTCAGCGTCAAACTCGATGTAGAGCAGCGCGGTGTTTGGATAGCGCAGCTTGGCGTCGATCACTTCCGTGTAACCGGCGACCAGCATGGTGTCGGCGATTTTGTTGCTGTTCTGGTTCACAGTCAGGCGGCGCACGCGGATCTGCCAGCCGGTTGTAGCGTGTGGCAGGTCGATACGGCGCGAGCGTTCGTAACGGGTGGTGGTCTTGCCGTCCACGGCATCGACCAGAACCTGCTGATAGGCGCCGCCGTCGGTGGCCACATCGATGGCGTAATCAATGCGGTAGCCGCCCACGTTGCCATTGTCGTCCTGTCGCTGCAGAGCGGGCCAGGCGAAACGCACGCGCACAGCCGACAGCTGGATATTGGTGATCGAGCGCACCCATGGAGTGCCGCTGCGCAACTCAATGTTCAGCGAGGTCTCATTCTCAACAGACGGAATGCCTGGGATGTAGGACTGATCCACCGAGCCCGGCCGCCAACTCCACTTCACGTTGGGGAAGTTGTAGTTGCCGCTGGCATCGCGGATCGGCGTGTTGTCCAGGTGGATGTCGTAATCGGTCGGAGTACCGTCGAACTCGCCCTCGCCCACGGCGATCAACAGTTTGGCCAGGTTGGTGGAGCGCAGGCTGTCGCTGGCTTCGATCGGCGACTTTGGCTTGCTGCTGCCGCCCTTCTCGCCGTGGATATCGATCTGTTGTACTGCGCCCATGCTTTCCTCCAGGCATAAAAAAACCGCCTCTCGGGCGGCCCATTGACTGCGTGCTGACTACGTTTTGTCTTCGGCCAGGATCGAGGCGGAAATGATCATGCCGCCCCACCGGCGCTCGCCGATGCAGATCGGCACGGGGTTGCCACTGGCCGTGGTGTTCTTGGCGCTGCCGAAGGCATAGGACGGGGCGTTTTCAGGTGACGAACTGTACGACAGGCCGCCCTGTTGGGGGCTGAGCATTTGGATCACGCCGCCGATGGCCATCGACACGCCGACGGCCCCCACGGTCCCCCAGGCGCCACCGGCAGCTAACCCAGCAACGCCCCCAGTTGCAATGGTGGCCGCGACTATCAAGGCGAGCCCGATAACCGTTTGCATGACGCCTGCACGCTTGCTGCCTTCCACGACAGGGACGATGCGAATCTCACGAGTGCCACCTAATGCGAATTCGTCCTGTGCGGAGTTTTTCCTATTCCTGAAAACCGCAAACCGCATCCCGAGACGATCAAGGCGCTGAATTTCCTCTTGAAAGCCAGCGATCGTGGCCTTCAACGCTTTGAAGGCCTCCCAAGTCTGACCAGAATCAAGACTACGTCGGTGCACTCTGCCGAACTTGGCAGCCAGCGAACCGGACAGCTTGATGGTCGTCATGGGCTGATAGTGAATCACGGCTGCTTGCATGGTTTCTCCAGGCATTAAAAAACCGCCCGAAGGCGGTTCTGTTAAAGGCAAGTTTTTACGGCCTCGGTTCGTCGATCTTTTCGCCAGTCCATCAGCCCAGACTGGAAATACAGATCAACACGGCTCCCATTGGAGGCGCTTGTGATATCCACAAATTCTATCTGTCCTGCGGTCACGACTGTCCTGCCGCCACCTGGAAGCGGTTGCGTAAACACATCGTAATGAGCGCCAGCTAGGGATTGGTTCTGCCATGCAAACAGCACGCAGTCAGACACCGCAGCAACATCCTTTTTGCTAGTGAATGTCATTGATGGCCCGTCAGCGCGGCGCTCGTTCATTGAGGCACATCCCGCCAACAACGCGACAGCCAACGCCCCTACGATCAATTTCATGCAGGTCACTCCTGTGGGAAATGCTGCACGATATCACTGGGCGTGGCGGTGACGCAGCACAAGGCGTGTCCGGTCGAGCCAGGGCCCGCCGAACACGATGACCTCCGACGGCCTGCCGTACAGGTGGTGCAACAGGAAAGGGCCAGGGCCGAAGGTCGCCGCATCCTCGCCGGATAGTGCCGGATCGCTGCCGAGGAATATCCCGGCATGGTTCGGGTGAACCGTCCGCCCCACCTCCATCACGATCATGTCGCCGCGCTGTGGCTGGTCGACCTTGTAGAAGCCGGCGGCCTCGTAGTTCGCTTCGTAAAGGCTGGTGCTTTCTTTGCTCTCCCACCAGCCATCGGCACGCTTGAAGGCTTCGAACTCCAGCCCCCACTCCCGCTTGTACCAGTCGGCGCAGACCTGCCAGCAGTCCCACGCCCCGTGCACGAATGGCCGCTTCAGTAACGGCACCTCGCCGCTCGGCATGACTGTGCGCAGGTCGCCCTCGGGCCAGCTCAGGATGTGCCACGGCAGCGCCGTTGCCTCGCACATGGCCAGGTCGCGCGGCGACGGCCGACTGGTCGCGTCTGGATGTGAATGAACCACGCCGATCACTTCGCCGATATCCTCGGCCGCTGCGTAGTCCTCCGGATCGATCCGGAACTCTTCGTTCGGCTCGGAAGCGACATTGCGACACGGGTAGTACTGCTGTTTGCGTCCGATCGCCAGCAGAAGCCCGCAGCACTCTTTCGGATACTCGGCGGCGGCGTGCGCCTGGATCGCGATCAAAATGTACTTGCGCATAGTCAGCTCCGGGCGATCAAGGAAACGGCAGGGAAGCCACCGAACGGCAGTGGGTTACCTATTCCAAAGCGTGGCTCGCACCCCTTCCCGATGGTTGCATCACACTCATCCAGCTCCGGGTTGCCGGTTGGCACGCCATCCTTCGTGACGTAGCCACCGGTATAACCGCAGTTCGGCCCCCGGTAACCTCCAGTGAGGCACCAGTGGCACAACGTTGTGGCTTGCCGGCCAACCGACTCGCTGCCGACATCGCCCGGGCTGGCCAACTCCCAACTGACCGTCTCGCCGTCCTCGTTGGTCTTCTGGTCGATGTACCAGACCTCGATCGTCTCTTGCGTTGGATCTGCGGTCGGGTTGCCGGCCGGGAAGTTCACGGCATCGAGGTACGTGCCCAGCGTGTGACGCATCGTGAGCCTAAAGTCCGCAAGGTCTTGAAACGCTAGGCACAGCGCGGTAATGCGCCCGTTGACGTTGCCAACCGACAGCGTTGGCCGCACGGCCGTGCCATCGCCATTGGCCTCGATACCGTCGATCTGCATCGGCCAGGCACCGTACTCGTTGCCCTGCCACCAGATAGCCTTGGCAGGCAGCTGGTCGGCATCAGCGCCGGCGGCGATCAGCTCGGCCGGTGTGTGCGGGATCGAATGCCCATGAAAGCGCAAGATGTCTGCGCCGAAGTCGCTGCCGTCCAATTCAAAGAGCAGCACTTCGCTGCCAGGCTCAAGCACCTGGATGTCACTGATCAGCGGCATGGTTGCCCCTTATGGGAGGAAGGATTGGGTGAACGTGGTGTTGAGGGTAAAAATGCCGGCACCGTTCGGGGTCACGCTCGGCGCTGTGGCCCGGTAGAAGCCCAGCGCGCCAAGCGGCGGAGTCCAGAGGAAAGACTTGAAGCCAGCATGCCGATCAAGAAACGCTTTGATCTGCACGGCAACCGCTTCGCCGACAACGAATGTCACCGGCCAGCTGTCCGTTTTATTGTTGATCCCATCACCCACCACTTGCTCGTAGCCGTTGCCGAACTTCGAGCTGCGCACCCGATATTCCGGCGCGCTGGTCGGCTCCACTTTCGGACACCAGGTAAACGTTTCAACGGCCATTGACCACTCTCCAAATCGATCCGCCTGGTCGAAGCTCTTCAGCAATCGCCTGTTGTGCCCCACGCTTTGCTACGTCGGCATACACCTGCCCTACAGCCTGCATGTCCTGTTGCGAGGATGCTCCGTTTCCGGAACCTGCGACCTCGATGGTTTGCTGAATCAGCACCTGGTTTGCACTCATCGAACCACCACCAGAACCACCGATGGCTTTTACGCCCAGCGATCCATCGGCGGTTCGAGTAAGCGGCATAATCGCTTCGTCGCCTGCCTCCCCCATGATGCCGATATCACCGCCAGCCATGCCAAACGCGGTCGGCTTGCTGACTACGCTGTTGGTGAACGCACTGCCCTTGGCAAACATCTGCACGCCCGACGCCCAGGCGCCGCCCTTGGCTTGAATGCTGCCCGGGGAAAAACCAGAGAGGTCGGTACCGGTGTAGCCCGCTTGTGTAGAGCCGGCAGAGGTCGCCGATCCAGCGAAGTAGCTAGTGCCTGCGCTGACCAAATTACTCAGCAGTGCCGAGCTGGCTTGCCGCGTGGCGATCCGTGCCATGTCCGCAAGAATCGATTTCGTGAAGTCGGCAAACGATAGCTTCCCAGTCATGGCGAAGTTGACGACGGCGTCCTCCATGGAACTGAAAGCGTTCCCGAAAAGGCTGCGGGTCTGCCCGGCCACATCCTTGGCGCTGTCGAGATAGTCCTGCCAAGCACCGCGGGCACCGTTGGTCCAGTCGCTTTGGGCCGCATCCATCTGCGCCCAGCCATCCTCCATCGCGGCAATCTGCTTGGGCAGGTAAGCGTTGGTCAGGTCGATCTGATCTTGAAGCGCCTTGCGTTGGGTGTCGGTCGTTGCGGTCGCAAGTTCAGTCCGCAAGGAAAGGACCTGGTCGTTGGTTTGTCGCTCAAGCTCCAGCCGCTCCAGATAGCGATCTGACTCTTTGCTCCCCATCCCGACGGAAGCGGCCTGGGCGGCATACTGCGCACGCTGATTGTTCAGCTGCCGCTCCAGGTCCATCTGGTATTGGAGAGCCTGCGAGAGACCGTTCGCAGAGTTGACCGCTTCATTGAACTGGCTGGCGAGCCACGCCGTAGCCTGTCCGTACTGTTGCTTCGTGATTTTTCCGTTTTTCAGCAGGAGATCAATTTGGATCGTCTGCTTCTTGAAGTCCTCGGCCGCGGCATTCACCGGGTCGAAAGTTTGCCGCAACTGGTCGAAAGCGGTGGCCGCTTGTTTCAGCTGCTCCTTGAGTTTGTTCTGTGCGTCTGTTGCTGACTTGGTGGTGCCATTGAGTTGAGCGACTTGCTTGTCGATCGCAGCAATGGCACGCGCATATCGATCGGCGTTGGCAGGATCTTTGGCCATGGCAGCGACCAATGCAGCACGATCCTGCTCCAGCTTGTTCAGTCGATCATACGAGTCCAGCAACTTCAGCGTGGCAACGTTGGCCCCGGTTCGGGCGACAGTGACTTTCTGCTCCTGCTGCTCAACCTGCTTGTTCCCTTCGACCAGCTTCTGGTCACCCCAACCGCGCAGCTCGGTGTACGCCTTATAGCTGGCCAGGCGCGCATCCGAATCCTTCTTTGCTGCCTGCAGGTCCTGCCCGAAAAGGTCACCCACAAACAACGTCGGGTTGGTGGCGAACTTGTTCAGACCACCTTCGGCTTTGTTGTAGGCATCCAGTGAACGGTTGGTGTTTTCCTCGGAAGCGACACCCGCCAGATGCTGCTTCTTTTTGTCTCCAGAGAAAAAGGAGGTGACATGTTCGAGGTCGGTCATCATTGCGCGAAGGTCGTTCGGCAACTGGGCCAGCCCGGTCGCCGCCGCGCCGGTCAACTTCACAACCAGCGCCGCGAGGTCAGCCATGCCCTGCTGGAAGCCTGGATCCTTGACGATGTCGCGCAAGCCATCGAGCGAGTTCTGCAGCGGGCTCATATCGACATTGGCAAGGCCCGAGACAAACTCGTTGCGCAATCCCTGCGCCTGGGCCTGCAGGTCTTGAATGATCTCGTTCGCCCGCACCAGGTTGGCGATCTGCTGCGGATCCATGGCAATGCCAAAATCCTTGGCTTGCGCGAGGTACTTTCGCAGGCTTTCACCGCCCTGATCGAGCAGCGGCAGCATTCGCGACAGGTCGTTACCCAGGCTTTCGAGGATGTTGATCTTCTCGGACTGGGTCGACACGGACTTGAGGCCATCGGCAATGGCCAGCAATTGCTTGTCCGGCGACAGCGCCGCCAGATTTTCAGCCGACAAGCCGAGCTTGTTCAGCCCATCGATCGCTTCGCCGCCGCCAGTAATGACCGCGTCGCCGATCTTGTCCCCGATATCCTTGAAGATATCGGCCATCTTGTCGCCGCTCAGGCCCGCGCGTTCAGCCGCGTATTGCCACTGCTGCAGGACAGTCGTGCCGATGCCCAGGGACTTTGCCCAGCGATCCGTCTCGGTGGTCGCCGCGGCGGTGTTTTTCAGCATCACCAGTGACGCGGTGCCGACGCCAAGAGTTGCCGTAACGACCGTGGCCAGGGCGCCACCAATCTTCTTGCCCGCTTCCTCCGCACGGGCCTGCATTTCCTTCATGCGTTTTTCAGTGATGCGGCCGGCCTTGTCCATGCCCTGCTCGAACCCACCGATGCGGGCGATCAGGTCCAGCGTCAGGGTGCCAAGCGATCGGGATGCCATGGGTTATTTCCTGTTGAGAACCGGGTCAAACCCATTCGGCCATGGCCGTTTCGAGGGAGACGCCTGTTTTTTCCTGATGCGGCATGAAGTCGATCAACTCCGCTTTGCCTCCGCCCATTCGATGTACTTGCAGCGCTACGATCGCGCCCATCTGTTCACCGCGGGACGCCAAGTTGAACGAGCCGTATTTGTTTCGGTAGGCCACCCAGGCCATCGCTTCCGGATAGCTGATGCTGGCCTTGGCCTCTGCCACTGTTCGCCCGCCGACTCCGTTGAGCACCAGTTCGTGCCAAAACTCATCGGCGGCCGTCAGTTTTTTGCGCGGTTGGCCCCGGTGTTGTTCACCTCGTGAACGGCACCGAGCAGCGCCCAACCGAGGCTTGGCTCAAGCCGGTAGGCATCCTCGTAGGAAATTGCCTCCTCCCCTTTCGGACCGAGCGTTACGCAGGCCGCGATGTACTTGGCGTTGCGGCTTTGCTCCGAGTCGGTGGAGGAAAATAGCTGCTCGATCATGCCGAACGATTGCGGCATGACGTGGACGAAGAACTTGTTCTCGATCGGTTTGCCCTTGCTGTCCTGGTGGTTCCAGACAACGGCTTTTTTCACCATGTCGCCGCCGACAATACCGCCGGCAGCTTTCAATTCACTCAGGTTCATGGGATGCCCTTACGTGGTTTTCTTGATCCAGGCGGAGCCGCCCGAACGCTGAATGGTTGCGGTGGTCTTCACCACGGTGTCGGCATCGAACGAGAACGGGAAGTCGGAAACATAGCCCTCGAACACGAACCAGGTACGTGTGGCAGGCAACTCGAAGTCGTCGCCACCGGTATCCACCGTCGGCGGCGCAACGCCGTCAGCCCAGCCCACCGCCCACTTCACAGTGGTATCACCATCAGTTTCAGATAGCTGATGCAGGCGAATGTGACTGGCGTTGTTCGGATCGGCGTTCAAACCAAGCGATGCCTGGCCAGGGGTGCGCAAGCCTTTTTTGTAGCTGCGCTCCTTCGCTTTGAGGCAGGTGTCTTCGATCTGGCCAGCCGGTGCGCCGCCCGGGACAAAGCTGGTTGCGCACTCAATCTCCATGACGGTCTGCGGACCGGTACCGGACACTGGCGGAACAAGGGCAAAGATCTGCGTGCCCTGGGTGAGAATGGACATAGGTGTCTCCTGCGGACGAAAAAAAGCCCGCACGCGGCGGGCCTGGGATTGGCGCTGTGTTATCTGGGTACAAGCCAGTCGACGTCGAAACTCGACCGGTAGAGATTTGTAGTGGTGTCTTTTTTCTCGCCACCCCAGCTCACAATATTCGCCTTCAGTTCGATTGCATGGACTATCGCGTCGGTGACCGCTCTGGCTGACGTTGCGGTCACTGCGTACACGTCAACCTGCAGTGTGAATCCGTCAATATCCGGACGGCCCGCCAGGTAGTTTTCTGGACTCCCGGTGACCAACTGCCAAACGGCATAAGGTTTTTCCACGCCTTCCGGCGCCTCGCCGAATGGGTAGAGCCGGTGGGGAGTCACCCCGAGTAGCGCCCGAACGTCGGCATCGGCGGAGCAAACGGCGAAGATAGGTGCTGCTGGCATCAGTTACTCCCGGCAGCCTGGGCCGTGCGCTTGATCGCACGGTCAATGGCTTTCTCGTATTCGGTAACGAAGGTATTGGTCGCCTCGCTGATGTTGTCAGCAAGGGCTTTACGCATGAAAGGCTTCGCTTCCATTTTCTCCGTGCCGAACTCCAAAAGGCGCCAGTGAGGCGTAGGCCCGCCGGCTGAAATGTCTGGCTGTTGTCCGGCTTTCGCCAGCACCGCGCCCTGCATCACGCCGATACGGAACCCCAAATCGCCGGTCCGTTTGAACAGTCGACCATTCCAGCGCAAGGCGATGTTGTTGGCGATGGACCTTCCGGTTTCAGCATCATCCAAGGCTTGGGCGCCTTCCTTGGCTTTGTCCGCCACCAACTGCGCAGCACGGCGCAACGCGGACCTCCCGCCTTTGCGCTTCAGGTCGTATGTAACGGCCTCGAGCTTTCCGAGCAGCGAGTCCAGCCCGGTAATGCTGAACTCCACCCCATCAGCCATCGTTCACCCCCTTCGCCACCAGAATGGTGAGGTACTCAAGGCCTGACTCAGGATCGGGAAGCGGAGGCCCCTGAATGTTGTAGACGTCGCCGCGGTGCAGAATGCGCATCGTCGGCAGCACGCCGGCACGGTACCGGATCACCATGCGGCCGGAGGCTTCGGACTGGCCCGCCTGCGCTGCGATCAAATCGCGGGCGCTGAGCGGTTCAACCGAGGCCGGCACCTTCTCCCAGACAGTCTCCCATCCCGGAAGCATCTCGCCGGATCCGGGATCTTGGACCAGCCCAGGGGATTGAAATGTGATCCGGTGACGTAAACGACCGGCGCGCATCAGGCACCCATCCCGACGCGATATGGCGTCAGCAGAGCCTTGGAGGCTTGCGGCAATTCAGTGGCAATGGTGCCGGTTACCACCTCTTCGCGGTTGGCAAATAAGTGCCCGAGCTTCAACAGGCAGGCTGATTGGATACTGGGCTCAATGACCATTCCTCGGGCTACTCGGGTGGCTGCGTCCAACGCCTCGGAGAGCGAGAACTTCGCATCAGCCATGGCTTCACAGCGCAATAGATGGTCATCAATCAGAGCAGCATCGCCCATGGCCGCATCATATTGCTGTCGAGCCTCGCTTCGCATAGATGGCACCTGCGAACGGGCAGCATCGAGAGCGACCTGATCAACAAAGAACGAGCGCTGGAGGTAGGCCATCGCGGCACCCTCAGCGCCATCCAGCTGGGACTGAATAAGCTCCTGGTCCTCCGGCTCCGCCAGAAGGTGCTTCATCGCCAGATCAATGTTGATCACGCTCATGATTACTCTGCCTTTTTCTTGGTGCTTGGTTTCGGCGCCGACTTGTTATCCAGCTCCGGAGCCTTTTTGCTTTCAGGTGGATCTGCAATTTTCACGGTGTAGTCCTCGACCAGCCCGTTGCGTAGCAGCTCGCGGGCGTCCAGTTCTGCGGCCTCGATATCTGATTTCGGCGGTGCATAAGTGCCGCGCCATTCGAAGCCCTTGATGGTTTTCAGTTTGATGTCGGTCATCAGATCAAAAGCCCGGTCTCCCGGGCTTCTCCTTCAGCGCGTGCCCGAGGCCCTTATGGCGTTGGGTCAGTGAAAGGACCGTGGACAAACGACTGTGGACGGTACACCGCCAGCGCCAGGCGTTCTTCTGCACGGATGGTCACCATGTTCTTGGTGAAGTTGTCAGCGTCTTCGGTCGAAACCTCGACGTTTGCATCTTCACGGTCGAAGACCTGGGCAGCCATGTCGAATGCGCCGACCATGAACTCACCCTGCGGCATGGCGTTGGTATCAACAACCGGCAGGCGCCACATGCGAGGCTGACCACCTTCCTGCACGTTGACCCAGATGTAGCTGCCGGTGCTGTCCTTCGCCAACTCCATGTCGGCCCAATCAACCGGGTTGAGGACAATTGCGCTGGCACGATACTCGGCAATCCGCACCTGCAAGATGGCCCGGCGCAGCAGGTCAATTTTGGTATCGCCCGCTTTTCGCAAGGCTTCGTTGAATGCGGTGGCTTGAGGGATCAGGCCCAGAAGATTCTGGCCAGTGCCGTTACCGGCCAGGATCTGGTTTTCCTCGACGTATTTCAGGCCGTAAATCGCACGACCGTCGATGTAGCTCTGCAGCAACGGAACGTCTGCCAGCACCTGCTTGGACGCCCGGAACCAGTGAGCAATGGTCTTCACGGTGGTGGTGATCAGCTCGAACGACAGATCGGACTGAGGTTTCGCCAGGGTCTCGCCAACCGGCGCAGCCATGTTCTGGAAGCCAGACTCCCGCACGTACTCGATTGCGTTCGAGCTGGTTCGGCCAGGCATGATCAGATCACGAATGGTGAACGGACGATCCGGCCCCTGGATGATGCCTGGCACACGGGTCGGCTCGATGGCCACGCCAACGCCTCCGGTGCCAGTGGTTGCGCTGGTGATGCTGGTCACCGCCTTGAGGCGCATGCGAGCAACACCACGGCCTTTTTCCGCCAGGCCTTTGAAGTCGTCACCATCGGTGAACTGCTCGCCGATGGATTTGGTGCCCTCGTCGTTGGCAGCACCGCGGCGAGTGAGCTTCTGCTCAACTTCGTTCAGGCGATCTTGCAGGCCGAGACCATCCTTGACCAGACCATCGAGAATGGTCTTGGTGTCGTCCAGGATCTTGCCGTGAGATTTGATTTCTTCGTTGGCCTTCTCGGCAAACACCTTGATGTCATTGTCGCGCTTGCTCAGCGCGTCCATGACATCCTTCAGTTCCAGCTGGTCGCCGGCACGCTCTTTACGTTGCATCTGGCGCTGTTCGGAGCGCGCTTGATTGCTCAAGTAGTTCATGAGTGATTCCTTAAAACTGTGGGAGAGACAGGCCTTGGCTCAACTGCGCATGCAGTGCCTTGGCAACTTGGGTTTCAGCCTGGTCGCCCGCGGACTCGCTCCGGAGCATGTGCTGCAATCCACGGTTGGCAATCACCGCGGATTGAGTTTTCGAGAAGCCTGCCTCACGCAGGAGCAACTCAAATTCAGGAAGCGAAGGTAGGCCGCCGTGGGCCAACTTCGATTTGATGGTGTCGGTACGCGCCTCGTCGTTGGCCGGCACCGTCACAATGGAAATTTCCACCAGGTCCAACTTGGTTAGCGTGCGGATTCGGGTCTTCTCATCAAAGCTCGACTCGCGCACGTAGTACCCGATCGACAGCCCGGTGATTGACCTGGACTTCATGCCGCGATAAGCGACTCGAGCATAAGGAGCCTCAGCCAACCAAAGCTCCCCCGCGCCGAACAGGCCGTATTCGTCCTCCTTGAGGCTGGCGATATCCCAACTACCAATCGGCTCGCCGGTACTGTGCTGCCACAACACCGGGAAAGTCCGATCCTTCGCCTTTGCCTCAGCAATCGACTCAAGGAAAGCCCCTGGGGCCACCACTTCGTTGTAGCTGTCGACGACGCCGAACACCGATCCGTAGCCAGAAAAAAGGCCGTCATCACCGACAGCCTTAACGTCATAGTCGAATGAGCGGTATTTGACCGCCACCGCCGGGTCTTTTCGTTTCATTCCGGATTACCTTTTGGCTTGTCGTTAAGCCAGTCAATGAGGGCTGATCGAGCCTGCTGTGCATCACCGGCGTCGCCGCCAAGCTTGTCGATCGGCAACATGTTCGATTGGACGGTGAGCTTCGCGGCATTGCCGCCCATGGGCGCAAGGTTCTCCTTGATCCGGCAGTCGTCGCGGGTGTAGATGCCGTTTTGCGTCATGGAGCTGTAGAACGACGCGCGGGCCGCGCTGTCAGCACGGAGCAGACCTTCTACGTTGAACTTCGCGTAGAAGCGTCGGCGCTCTTCAGGTCGAAGCAGGCGTCGATTGATGCTTTGCTCGATCCGCTTCATCCAGGGCAGCAGGGTGAAGCTCAGGAAGCCGAGCATCTGCTGTTCCATGCCGGTGCCCCAGCTGGTGCTGTTCGAGGTATGACCGACCATCCATGGCGGCGTCCGGAACCAGCGGCAGATCTCCTCGACATTGAAAGCTCGGGTCTGCAGCATCTGTGCGTCCTCGGGCGTCATCGACACCTGCTGATACTTCATGCCCGCCTCAAGCACCATGGTCTTGCCGGTGTTCACTGCTCCCGCAAATTTCGCAGCCATGTCCTCGCGGATATCTTCCCGCTGGGCCTTGTTCAGTATCTGGTCGGTCGACAAGACTCCGCCGAGCTTCATTCCGTTGGCGAACATCTTGCTGGCCGATTCATCAGCCGCCATCGCAGCGCCGAATACGTTGCGCCCCATAGCCAGTGGACTGAGGCCGCACATAGGGTCAGTACCGAACCCACGGGTATGCATCATCTGTTCATCAAGCAACGTGTGGGATTTTCCCAAGGTGTCGATGAATCGGTATTCAATCTCGCCGGTGCTGAGACGCCTTGGCGGTGAAACGGCCTGGGGCAGAATGAACTCGAGCGATGAAATCTCCGCGCCCACCCTGTGTGGCTCGTTGAAGCTGTTGCCGCTGAGCAGAAGGCTCGCCACAACGCACTCCCAAAATTCCACCGGGGTTTGGTCGGCATTTGGCTGCTGGCTGATAACCCGGTGTACAGGGTGAGATGACGCCACCACCGGTAAACCGTTTTTGTCTTCGTACAGCGCGATAGGCAAAGTGGCCAGAGTTTCGGCAATCAACCGAACACAGGCCCAGACCGTGGAAAGCTGCAGCGCCGTTTGCTGGCTTACGGTTTTACCTGATGCTGAATCAGTGCCGTAGAAGCTGTTCCAGAACGCCTTGTCGCCCAGGCCGATCCGACGGCCCACCCAGCCAGCCAATGAGGATTTGACAAGGCTCGGCTCTGCCGATTTGAACATTGCCTGCCGCAGGACAGACTTGAGTGGTTTAGTCACCGGTCAGCCCCTTTCGGATGAAACCTGCGACACCCAGGAAGGACGCGCCGCCAGCGATGAGAGACCATCCAGTGCCGGCCAAGACGAAGACGCCCGCAACGAGCAGGCACAGCGCGGCCACGGCCGCTGCAATGAAGAGGACCAGGCCTGTATCCATGGGTGAGTTATCCAACAATGATTGGTTTCGAAAAGAAGTCGGTGATGTTGCCGCTGTTGTCGTTGGCCAGAATCAGCGCCCGACCGATTGTCATGATCAGCGCAACGGCGCCGTCGATCTTATTGTCGTCGCCTTGCTTGATCGGACGAACGACATCGTCGTTGCCGGGCATGTTTTTCCCGATCACATTGGCGATGCACCAAGTCATGATCGGATTGCCGTCATGATGGAACCGGCCGGCGGTTATGGCCGCCTCGAGCTCCTTCATCGGATCTGACATGTTGGTGTAGTTCTGCGTGATCGTGATCGGATTGAAGCCCTCGTCGTCAAGGTCGTGGCTCAACCCCGTGGCGCCGTGCGGGTCAATCGGGCACTCGCGAACTGGTGCCTGGTGGTTTGCTTCCTTGGTGTCTTCGAAGATCTCCCGGTAATCGATCTCGGCGCCGTCAGTCACCTCCAGATGTTTGGAGTTAATCCAGGCCTGAAACCGCTCTGACATGCGCTTGTTGTCGCTGTCATACGCGGTGTCATAGGGCACCCAGAACTTCGGCGCAACACTGTAGTAGTGGGTTTTCCCATCGATCATGCGCCAGAACAGCCGCGCTCTTGAGTTCATGTCCAGCTTACGCGCCAAGTCGAATCCGGCGATCCATTCCTGACCCTCGAACTGTTCCAAGGTCAGCGTGGTGTCCTCGCACGACTTCCAGTCTTCCATGTTGAAGAAGCCGGACTTGGCGCTCACCCACAGGTTCAAGTGTTTCGTTTTGAACGTGTTGGTGAACCTGGCCGAGCGAATCGCCCGGGCCTGTTGGCTTTCCAGGTACTCCTGGAACACTGAGACCCCGTGGTTCGGATTGGCCTTGGCCAACATCTTCGGGTCCGTCCAGTCGTCACCTTCATCGAGTGTCCAGATCCAGCCGAACAATTCCTCGTCGGGCACGGTGCCCTCGAGCATCTCGATCACCTGGCGGCGCTTGTCGTAGCAAGGCCCCTCGATGTCGGCGCCGGCGGTGGTGATGATGAACATCAACGGCTGACGCCGGGCACCCATACCGGTCAGCATGGTGTCGTACTGGGCTGAGGTTGGGTGTTCGTGGTATTCGTCGACGATGGCGCAGCTAGGCGATGCACCGTCGCCCGGGTTACCGATCAGCGGCTCGAACCGGCTGAAGTCGGACGGGATGTTCATGTTGGAGGCATTCACCTCAATACCGGCGGCCTGCACCAGCATCGGCGACTTGCTGACCATCAGCTTCGCTGGGCGGAACACTTCCCACGCTTGTTTCTCAGTGGTCGCGCCTGAGTAAACCTCTGCCCCGAACTCGCCGTCGGCGACAAACATACTGATGCCAACACCGCCAGCGACCACGGACTTGCCGTTCTTTCGCGGCACTTCCCAGTAGCTCTCGCGGAAACGCCGGTGCCCGCCCTTCTTCTTGACCCAGCCGAAGGTGACGGCCAGGCCAAACAACTGCCAAGGTTCCAGGGTGATGAGCTGCCGCTTGAACGCCCATTCACCCTTGGTGTGTGGCAAGAGCTGGATCAGCTTCAGCTTCTTCTCGGCTTTGGCCGGGTCGAACTTGAAGCGGAACGCACGCTTGCGGCTGGCGGCCAGGTCATCGAAGTGACGCTGCACTGCCTGGTGGATGTAGCGGCACGCTGGCACTTTCCCACGCAACAGAGACCTTCCCCACGCCATCGCCTTATCGACGTTGGGGTGAGCAGACTTGGCCATTTAAGATCTCAGTAGTTGGGCGAATTCGTTGGTTTCTTTTTCCTTGTTGCCCCCTATGAGGCGCGTACGGCTGGCAGGATCAAGGCCGAGCATTGAGCCGAACGTCACCATCTGGCGCATCGTCTCGTTGGCAGCGGTCAATGCCGGGTTCTTCATGGGGCCACCCATGGCACCAGCCACTACGATCCCATGATCGCGCACTGATTCCTGGGCCATGCGCCAGTTGTCGTAAGCAACGCAGAATGCTTCAACGTTGTGCAGATCGGTGATGGCCACAACGTTTTCACGCAGCAGCTCCGGCACAACCATGCGCCACATCTGGGCAGCGCGGTCGCTCAGCCATTCCGGCGGATCGACATTCGTGATCTTCGAAAACTCTGGCTCGGCCTTGTTGAGCGCTCGCTTGCCAGGATTCCCGGCGAGCAATTTCTTGGCCGTCGGCTTGGGTTTGCGACCACGGCCGGCGACCGTGGCGGGGCCTCCCATCGCGCAACTCCTGGATTTTTAATTTCGCGGGTGTGTAAAAACGATTGAGGGCGCGGTCTAGGAGCCAAAAAACCCAGACTTTCGACCCTCCCCCTCCCCATAGATGAGAAATCCTCTCATTTCTGTCATTTTCGACCATTTTTGGTCAAAATCCGTGCGACTCGTTCTCATTTCGATCATTTCCCCGGGTTTTCCGCGCCCTGCCGCACCGCGTTGCCCCATCCGCCATCCTCGGCCGCTGTCTTGCGGCTGTGGCATGGTCGGCACAGGCCTTGCCAGTTGGACCGGACCCAGAACGCGTCCTTGTCGCCTTTGTGGGGGATGATGTGGTCGAGGTCAGTGGCAACCACCACCAAGCCCTGACGCTCGCACTCAGCACACAGCGGGTGCTTAGCCAGATAGGCCTTGCGGGCCTGCTGCCACTTGTAGCTGTACCCACGCTGACTGCTGGTCTCTCGCTGCTTCTCGCGCTGCTTCACCTCGAACTGCTTGCCCACATCCGCATGGGTCTCGCAGTATCGTGGGTTGCGAGTCAGGGCATTGCAGCCTTGGGCGTTGCATGGCTTCTGCGGCCTCAGCGGCATGGCGATCCATCCATGTAGGTCAGTGGCATGGCATCAAGGTCTTCACCCTGCTCCTCTGCCAGCGCCTGGATCAACACCATTTGGTTGTTCGCGATCTGCTTGAGCAACTCGGTCTGCTTCCGTTGTTCGATCAGCATCTGCTCCAACAAGGAGGTCTCGAGCCCGCTCATATGCAACTGCACTCCACTTCTTAATCCAATCACGCCGGGCGGCACATCCACTGCACACCATCACTCAGCGCGCCGCGGCAGCTTGAAGTCAGCGAACCGATCAGCCAGATCGGCGATCTTCTTCACGCCGAGGAAGCCGATGAACACACCGGCAGCGGTAGCAAAGTTCTGGGGCAGGCCGAAGTACTCGAGCAACGGGATCAGGCCAATGGTGATCAACGTGCAGAGGGAGGCTTCAAGCAGTGCCTGTCGCCGGGTGCCGCCACCGTAGATGATCCGCAATGCACCTACCACGAATGACAACGCACCGGCGTAAATCGTCGGCGCATGCTGACTCAGCCACGCGAAAACGAGCAGCCAAGTATCTGGTTTGTCGGGCATGTTTGGCATCTCGATATCCTCCCGGTTAGGGAGCAAAGGGAAGTGGTCTTAATAAAACACAAGACACCATATATGTATTGCATCACCACATATATGATGTAGAATAGACTCATCAACCAAACAGAGGAGAGTTGATGAAATGTAATGAGTTCAAGCGATGGCTGTTAGCCCAAGGGGTTCAGATTTCGAAGACGGCAAAAGGAAGTCACTTCAAAATCTACTACCAAGGCAAACAGACAGCCCTTCCCAACCACGGGGCCAAGGAAATGGCCGAAGGGACTAGGAAGGCAATCATCAAACAACTGGGCCTCAAGGATTGAGGCTCTACCCTTTGAACTCAGCTTCATCAGCTCCACAAGAGGTAATGCGATGTACGACTATGCAATCAACGTGACCGAGGACGTAGGCTCCTTCTGGTCATCGTGCGACGACATCCCAGAAGCACACAGCGCGGGCGACACGCTCGAACAGCTGCTGCATAACGCTGCCGAAGGACTTGAGGTGGCGCTTTCGATCTATGTCGATCAGCTGCGGCACATCCCCAAGGCATCACCACCGAAAGAGGGGCAGCATGTCATTCATCTGTCTGCCCTGGTCAATGCCAAGATCGCGCTGTGGAACACCATGCGCGATAAGGGCATGCGCAAAGCCGATCTGTGTCGACTGCTCAATGCAGCGCAGACCAAGGTAGACCGGCTACTGGACTTCGAGCACAGCTCTAAAATCGAGCAGGTGGAAAGCGCTTTGGCTGCGCTCGGAAAGCGCCTAACTGTCTCTGTTGAGGCCGCTTGAATGACCTTGAACGAATTCGTTGTAAGTGCAACAGCGATACTGACGCTACTACTGGCTTTAGCAGCCTCGCCAAAGGAACATCGCGCAACCCTTGGGCGATGGCTAAGAGTTTTATTGTTGGCGGCAGCAACGCTTAGTAGCGTTTTTCAAGTTGTCCGATTTGTCATCCTGGATGGAGCCCCCACCCGGGTAGACATTGCGTTTTTTACTCTGTCAGCTATCTGCGTCATCGTTGGCATGCTCACTCTCTCGTGGGAATACGCAAACAGAAATCGGCACAAATAGCTGATTCTCAGGCAGCAAAAAAGCCCGACTCGAAAGCCGGGCTTTTTCTGTCGCCTCTCATAACGCGCAAGATCGACATGATGGGGTTAATTTACGGCCATTCGGCCATCATGGTCAAGCGGCGTCGACGAAGATCTCTTCCAGATCGAAGATCTCGGTCGCACGGATCACCGCAGCCTCTTCCAACTGCTCCAAACGCTTGTGGATGCCACCACGCCAGTTGCGCCGAGTGCGCTCCGGCGAACCGACCAGATCCCAGGTGTTCATGTCGTAGAACTCAGCCGGCAGCACGATCATGTCGGTGGAGCGCTTGCAGGTTTGGACACCCTTCAGTTTGGGGATGGCCCACGCAGTGAGCGCCTTGTAGATGAACAGTTGCGGCGCTGGGGAAACCATGCGGGCCACCAGGCGGCCGATGGCGGCGACCTTGTTGGCCTTGTGTGTCGAGTACTTGGCGACCAGAACATCCCACTGAGCCGGCTCAAGTTGACGATGCAGCAGCGCATAGAGGCAGCAGTCATAGTCGAACTTGTCGCGCACTGACAACGAACTGCCGGTACCGCCTTGGCGAAGGTCGGCATCGATCAGCTTCTGCCAGCTTTGCTTGGTGCTGTTGTCGATGTTGTCGGCAGCCAGTACCCGGACCAGTGTGCCCATTACGTCTTTGTAGATGCCCATGGCGTTCCCTCAATCCCCGGTGAAGTTGGTGCCGCCGGCGCCGCGGCGGTTGTTCTGTTCGTACGCGGCTTCAGGCCCAGATGCAGGCTTGAAGCAGTGAATCTTGGCGATCTGCTCTTCGGCAGCTTGAAGTCGAATGCTCAACTGCGTGACCAGCACTTCCAGCGGCAGCGCCTCGCCAGTGTCAGCCGACACCCAGCCGGAGGCGTTGCACTGGACGCAGGCCAATTCGTGAAAAACGCCCTTCACAACCGCCTTGCCCCTGCAGATTGAGCACTGAGCCAGGTCGAGCTGATCAGCTTTGAAGGCGGGTCCATGCTGCTTTTTCATCACTTTTAAACCTCGCCTATGGTTGATTCTTGAAAGGCCGTGCAGGCCTTATGCTCTGTGGCTTGCAGCGGATTACCGGAATCTTCAAATCTAAAGCCGGTCAATCCGTGAATGACTGCAAACCCTTTCTGATCTAGATGCGCGTGCCACTGCTCCAGCGCGTCACGCTTGCGAGCCATGACGTCGGACTGGATGTACACCTTCACGTTGTGGCCCATCGCGTGGTTGATCAGCAGCTCGCCAATCAGGTGGTCGACGCCGAGGTCTGCCCAGCCGGTGCGGGCTACCTTGCGCAGGTCGTGACTGGTCCACTCGCCCTGCCCCAACCGACGGAACACCGCGCAGCCCTGAGCCTCACCGAGTGCCTTGCCATTGCGCGCCGGGAACAGGAATTGGCCGTCATAGCCTCGGGCGTACTGACCGTCGCGGTACTTGATCAGCAGCGCGCAGACCTGCTCGGTCAGGGGCAAGTGATGCTCGACGCCGGTCTTGGTGTGCTCGGCTGGGATGAACCACTCGCGCTCGGCCAGGCTGATGTGCGCCCATCGCGCCATGCGGGTTTCACCGATCCGCGTGCCGTGACACAGCATCATCAGGGCCAGCATCGAATCCAGCGGCGCTGTGGACATGACCTCGGCCAATTGCGCCAGCAGGCCTTCCAGTTGAACGCCACGCAGACGGGACGGCTTGATCCCGACCTTCGCCTTGGAGAAGTCGTTGAACTTGATCGCCGCCATCGGGTTGGCCGTGATCAGCCCCAACTTGAAGGCCTGCCGGAAAGCCAGGGCCAACAGCTGGAACACCGAACGCACATAGTCGATGGAGATGCTTTCCTGCAACGGCCACATGAGCAGGTTGTCCAGCGTGGCCTTGTCGAGACTGATCAGCGGCAGGTCGCCAAGGCGCGGCACCAGGTGGCATTTGATCATCGAGGCGCCGGTCTTCTTGCGCTTGGCCGACAGGTTACGGTCACGCGACATACGATCGGCGTACCAGTCCAGCAACTCGCCGACGGTGTCCCACTTCGACAGACTCGCCCCTTCGCCGGCTGCCAGGCGCAAGCGGATCGACGGCAGCGCCGCGACCACCTGCGTGTGAAAGAGCTCGGGGTATTTCCCGATAGGGTTCCATTTGCCCTTGAGCACCAGGAACCACGAACCACCGGTGCGGGCTTTGTTGAATCGCAGGTACAGGCCCTTGTTCTCAAGGTCGCGCAGGTCCTGCACGGTGCCGGCGGCCTGCCGTTTGATTTCAGCCTGGGTGATCTTCACGGCAGCAGTGCTCATTCGGCCACCGCGACGGACTCAACGATCGGATAGTCCCGAATGTGTACGCGCACTTCCCCGCCTGGTACCGAGTCACCGATGTTGATGGTGGTCACGAAGTTCTTGTCGTCGATGCCCAACCCGTCGGCAATACCGTCACGGCCAGCCTTGAAGCGCGCCAGCAGGTTGTCGTCGTCATAGGCCCGGCGGTTCGGTGGGCAGAACGTCACCCAGAAGTATTTTTTCCCGGCCATGTGCGGTGCGTTGAGTGCCAGCGCAATCAGTCCGCAAGTGCGGCGGTAGGCCTTCGCGTGCCGGTGTTTTTGTTTCCAGTGCACGCGGGCGTTCGGACTCAATTCCTTCGGCGGCCACGGCAGCGTCATGTCGATCATGCAGCCCCCTTTACGGTGAGAATTCCGGCCCTGATCAGGGCCACATGGGTTTCAGCGACGGCTCTGAGTTTCTTCGAGGTCATTCGCATACCGGCTTTCCCGTGACGACATCGACGACTTCGTACGTTCCGGGCCACATCCACGCGCCATAACGCCTGGCCATGGGCGCATCGACGAACAGCGCCAAGGCATGGTCCGGCGTAGAGCCCAGGTCGACCTTGAACGAGCAGCAGAACACCGCGAAGCGATAGGTATCGATCTCGGGCACAGCCAGGCGACGATCAGGCATGCGAACCTCCGATCGTTGCGCGCAACTTCGCCAGAGCGTTTTTTCCGATGGCAGGTGTTCGACGCCCTTCCGCCCGCACTGGAAGAGCAAGCGGCATCTTTTGCAGCGGCAGTCCCTCAACCAAGCGGCGAAGAGTGATCACGTAATTGCGTTCGAATAACTTCCGCGCCAATGACGTTTCCAGACGGTTTAGGCTCTCGAATCCGGACTCCTTCGCCGTGTGCCAGACTGCGTCGTGAGACCAATTCGCCTGACCGGCCATGGCAGGATGAGCATTGCGACAGGCTTCCCGGAAGGCGGATTCCAGCGTCGGTAGCCCGAGTATTTCGGGAGTGGGCTGACACAGCTGTATGAACTTGCCGACACTTGGAGCGAAATCAGATCCAACCTTCCGGCACTGCTCGATGCCGAAGCGAATCTGCTCAATCTTGGCGATGCGCTCGGCCATGAAGGCCTTGGTCCACGTCGCCTTCGCCGCGTTGATCGCCTCCTGATCCGGCCAAGCCTGCTTCCAGGCCGGGAAGATCGCCATCAGTTCGCGAAACAAGGCGTTGATCACCTGCACTGTGCCCGCATCCGCCTTCAGCGGGACGACCACTGCGCTCTCAACATTCGGTAGTGTTTGCAGCACGCTTGAAACTGGCTTCATCACAGACCTCCCAGGTCATCGCCCCAGCTGGTGTCGTTGAAATCAGGATCTTTCCCTTGACCAGCGGACTGGACTCGATCGCGCTTGATCCAGTTCGCCAACCGGAAGCACCAGCCCGAAGCGGTGTCCACGGTATTGGCCTTGGCCACGAAGAAACCCTTGAAGCCGGCAAGAAGTTCGTCGGTGATCGAGTCGGTAGAGAGTCCGGCGATCTTGAGCTGAGTGGTCATGTAGCTCTCAGGGAACACCCACTCGGCGAACATGGCGAAGCGCTGACGGTGATCCAGATCCTCGATGGCGGCCTTATCCTGCTCGGCAACAACATCGGAAATCTCGCGCTGCAGCTGCTCTTCGGTTACCTGATGGTTAATTGATGTATTGGGTGCAGCCGCTGCACCCCGTACTGTCTCAGGCTGCACCCCGTTCTGTTGTGAGTTGCACCCCGTTACGCCATCTGCACCCCGTTTTGTACGGGGTGCAGGATTTGCACCCCGCGATAGTTGAAGGTCGTAAACGACTGGACGGCGGTCATGACGATCGATGTGCACGGCGGCAATGGCCTGATTGCCTTTCTGAATCAGCCCGACCTTCTCCAGATCGTCCAGTTTGTAACGCACGGTACGCTCGGACAGGCCGGTGTCCTGTGCCAAAGTTGAGGCCGATGGAAAGGCACCCGCACCGTTCGAACCGGCGTAGTTGGCCAGGCACAACAGCACGTGACGCGCACTGGAGTCTTTCAGGGATTCGGTGGGCAGAGAGAGCGCCCAGGACATTGCTTGAACACTCACAGCGAGGCTCCGATATTCTTTTCAGCCAGGTAGGCCAGGCCTTTCGGTGTCACAAGGGGTTGGAAGGCAGCACGGTCCTCACCGGTCTCCGGGTCGCTCTTCAGCGCGGTGACCTTGTGGACGAGATAGCCGGCGGTAATACGGGGCTGATAAGCAGTCCAGCGCTTGGAACCGCCGCGGTGGAAGATCCACCGATTCTTCTCCAGCCACTGAAAAAGCTTGGATGGCGGAACCTGAAGCTGTTTGGCGGCATCGCTGATGCAGATCGCTCCGGCGGCGGACGCGAGACGCTTGATGGCAGCTACCTTCGGCGCCTGGTCCAGGATCACCAAACGAAGTGATTGGTTTTCCTTCGCTTGATCAGCAGCCGCTTGTAGTGCCTCGGCGTAGGTGGTCGGGATCTGAAATTGATCCGCCCTAGCCTCCAACTCCTGCCACCGATCGATGATCCTGGCGCGCAGCTCGACGCTGTAGCCGGAGACAACCACGAGGGTATCGCGCTGGGAAAGCAGGAACTCGCGGTAGACCTGGCCGTTCTGTGGGTGAACGTAGGGGGTGTCGTTTGAAGAAACGACACCCCTTGCAACGTAGGCGCGGACGGTTTTCAGCACGTTGTCATGCGTGCTGCCGGTCAATTCGGCAATCTCGCGGGACGACATGGTGTGTCGCGACACGTTTTGCTGTTGCCCGAAAAGTGTCGCGACAGGGCGGGTATTGCTTGGAGCAGTGTTGATGTTCATAATGGCCCCACTGTGTTTTACAAGTTGTTGAAAGAGCCGGGTTGCAGCCCGGCTTTTTTGTGCCTGCGATTCAGGCAATTACCTTGCAGCAGACACGACCAATCCCGCCGACTGAGCTACCGCTCTCAGCGTTCACTGTCCCCACACGTCCTGATGTTTTGCCGTCCATTTCCTTTCCCCTAATGGTCTTCCTGGTGCGATCGGCTTAAGTGCCAACTACGCATTCATTGCTCACCGGCCCCCGCCGATGCAGTTTCGTTTTCGTCTCGGCCCAACTTCTCAAGCGACCTTCACCGACTGTTCCATCACGTCCAACTCGTTCCGGACATGTTCGATTTCTTTGCGGATACCCTGCTTCTCGATCTGGCTGACGTGCCCGTCGTCGAGAGCCGAGTGCACTGCGATGGTCAGGTCAGCGATTTCTTTGCCGACGTTCATCATCGAAGCAGTGAGCGTCTTCGGGGCCGGGGCTTCCTTTTTCACTAGGTCGAAACCGAACTGATCAGCCAAGGCAGCGAGCGGTCGCATATCGCCGGTATGCAGCAGAATCCCGAACAGATGCTCGATGGTGAGGTGGTGGGCGTCGTTATCCGGGTTCGCGCGCTGCAGCAGGCTCACGTGCGGAACACCCATCTGGCCGGCAAGCACCTTCGCCTCGTTGTCCAGGACTGCGCTTTGGCAAGCCCGCAGAAATTCGTCCATTCGTAAAACCTCTGTTTTGTTTCAGTGGCCGCATGCCACCACGGGTTGCAAAATGTTTCCCAAGGGCCGAGGCGACTTCAGGTCGCTCAGGCCACCAATTCAGCCCAAGGAAAAGCGGGACAAAGATCGGCCTTTTTGATTCGGCCCCCCGTCAACGCCTCAATTTCCACTGCGCGTTTCGCTGGAACAGCGCGTTCGCCTGAGCACCATTGATGGACGGTTGGCGCCGCAACCCGCAGACGACGCGCCATTTCCGCTTGGCTGCCGAGCAAGCGGGATGCTTCTTTGGCTGCTTCTGCTGGTTTCATGAGTTCTCTCCTGGAGATGTTCCGTTGAATATAAGGCATTACCTTATCTCAAACAAGCCATTGCCTAACCAGCTCAACGAAAGGCTAAATTAGGCAATGCTTACCGGACCGGAATTAGGCGCCGCCATAGAGGCCGCGCGAATCGCCAAGGGCGTATCGAAAAAACAACTCGCAGACGACTTCGCCGTGAAGCCTCCGTCGATACAGGGCTGGGTGAAAAACGGCAGGATCGACAAGTCCAAGCTCATGGACGTGATCGCCTATTTCGCCGATGTAGTAGGTCCGGACCACTGGGGAATGCGACCTGGCTTCTCTTACGAGCGCTACGCTGGCGGCACAGGAAACCTGCCTGCTTCTCCAACAAGCTCAAGCACTGCTGCCGATAAACTTCGCGAGATGCTGGCAGGCAAGACTCTGGGTGAAGACCGCCTCCAGAAGCTGCTGTCTGTTGCCGAGGGCAATGAGCCTGAGGGCACTGTCGAAGTGCTGGTGAGCGATGCCTACAGACCGGGCAAAGTCGGAGACGAGGTTTGGATTGCTCACTACGACGTGCGGGGCGCGCTCGGTGGCGGCGAGGTTGCGCACGACTACCCGGAATTGCTTCAGGACATACGCATCAGCCCTTCCCATCTCCGATCGATGGGCGTCGATTTCAAAGAGCACTATCACCTGAAGGTGATCACCGGTTGGGGTCAGTCGATGACACCGACTATCAAGCATGGCGACCCGTGCCTGGTCGACATCAGCATTAAGGAATTCATCGGCGACGGGATTTACTACTTCTCGTACCAGGGCTTCCAGTACATCAAGCGCCTGCAGATGAAGGGTAAGGACAAACTCAAGATGATCTCAGACAACCGCAAGCACAAGACCGAGGATATTTTCATTGACGAGACCTATATCCAGGCGCGTGTGCTGTTCGTGTGGAATGGGAATTTGGTCTGAGCTGCGATGTATTTAGAAGCCCGCCACTTGAGCGGGCTTTTTTGTACCTGTCAGAAAGGCGCCGGCTCCTCTGCATCGAATGGGTCCGCCACCTGCGCGGGCTTTTCGTCATTCTCTGAGGGTTCCCACCTCAGTGTAATAGACGCATCTTCATGATTGTGCGTCAGGTCGATCCCGTCCGCCTCTGAGATCGCATTCACGATCTCGTTCCACTCCCTCTCCCCGTCCGTATCCAGCCGATGAATCCTCACCTCGCGCCTTTCTTGGGCGATAGGGTGATTGATCATCGACGACACGCGCATGGTAAGCCGCTCCATAGGGCTGATAGTCGCCGGCCCTGAACTCTTCTTGTTGCCTTGCTGCGCCATAAACACCTCCTTATCAAATGCTGTATATCCATACAGGTTAGGCAAAGCTTAACGTCTCGATCCGGAAATGCAATCCCCTCCCCCGCTGACTTTCGCAGGAGAAGAAATTTAAAAATAATTAGGCATTACCTATTTACACATATTAGGCATTGGCTTATCGTTCAACCATCGCAGCGACAAACCGCAGCGAAGGGGAGCAACCAGCCCGCCGCTCTTTAACAGTCAGCGCAACAAACAACAGACCGCATTGCCTCTACCGGCGACCGGCGAGCAGACAGGCCCGAAAGCCTGCCAACGACAGGAACAACCTGGACGGTTGCTCGATGGTGAAACGCCTTAACCGTGTGATTGACCTGGCAAGCAATGCGCCCCGCGAATCCCGGCGGAAGAAGGGAGAGATACCGAACTGAATTAGCGATCCCGATAGCCTCGGCTGGGATCGCCGGACCTCATGCACCCTGCCCCACTCAGTCGGGCACACCGCGCTGCAGCGTGCATGTTGTAAGGACCTGTGATCCGACACCTACAGATGCTGATTGAGGTGACGGGGAGGAAGCGCAACGCCCAACCAACCGAGCCCCTACGACCTGCAATCAGCAGCGGGTACGAGGCGCGCAGACAGAGTGAGAAGCTTCCTTCTGCACCTTGGCGACAGGGTGCAGTGGGATGTAACCCAACCCAGAGGATTCACCAATGCTCGGCAAACTGTTTGGCAAAAAATCCGGCGAAGCTCGTCAGGCCCTGGCTGTGATGACCAACCGCGACCTCATGCAGGCTTCCGTATACGGCGTGTTTTACGTCGCTTCGGCTGATGGCGACATCGAAAAGGAAGAGCTCGAGAAGATCGAGAAGCTGATCAACAACTCGGCAGCCTTGAAGGGCTTCGGCGCCGAGCTGAGCAACACCATCGACCGCGCCAAGGCCGACTTCAACGACGGTGGCCCGCGCATCATCCGGCAGAACGCCGAGAAGGAACTGAAGGACCTGGCCCACAGCGTGGACGACGCGGCGACCGTGCTGAACTTCATGCTGACCGTGGCCGAAGCCGACGGTGATATCGAAGACGCAGAAATGGTGGTGCTGGAGAAGGCCGCCAAGATCATGAACCTCAACCTCAAAGACTACCTGTAGTCATGTTTGGCAGGCTCAGCAACAAAGTGCGCTCGCTGGCAGCCTACGGGCTCGCTGGCGGGGTCGTCTTCGTCGACTCGGCAAGCCGCATCCTTTCAATGGTCGGCGACCTTGTACTGGTCGCGCTGCTGCTGATCGTGCTGCTGGCTGGCAAGGAGAAAACCAGTGACATCAAAAAGTAGTTCATCCAGTACCAGCGGCGGTGTCGGCCTTCTGGGTCTGCTGGGCATTCTGTTCGTAGGCCTCAAGCTCACCGGTTACATCGATTGGTCGTGGTGGTACGTGACCTTGCCTTTCTGGGGTGCCTTGGCTGTCTTCACAGCTATCGCCGTTCTCTGTTTGCTTGGGTGGTTGCTGACCAGGCTGTTGAGCGCCAAACGCTGAGCATCACTTCTGCCCATTCACTGAGTGGGCAGCGGGATGCAGAAGCGGCGTGGAAAGCAGGCACGCAGCGCGACGTAGCTCCGAGCGCACCTGAACGACCGGAGGCATGGTATCCGCGCTGGCGATGGCGGACTAAGAGAAATAGGCGGAACCACGGGGCCATGACCGTCCGCAGGGAGAAAGGCTTTGTCGGCCTCTGAGGATAGCCGGGTTAGCGTCCGGCCTTCTGCATCAACTATTCGGCGAAAGCCTCAACGAAATTGCCGCTTCACGGGCCTACGGCAATATAAATAATCAGAGACCCCGTCAGAAGGTTGGAGACCTTCCCGATGCCCTGGTACTCCCCAGCACCAGGCCGCATCGGAGTGTGATCTGAGGCTAAGTCTCGGGCGGCGGATGTGCCAACAGGCAGTCTTTAGGGCTGCCCCTTCCGCTAAATGCCGGTTGAGCCCCGGCCAGATCACACCCCGATGCGGACGATTCTGCACCGCGCAACGCGGCCCCCCGCATATCAACCAACCCAGCACGGAGGATTGGCAGCCATGTAACCGACAGATATCGAAGCCCGCCCAATGGCGGCACCTGCGACACGTAGGGAGGTCTTCGTGACGCAAACAAAAGCCCGGTTCCGATCGGGCTTTTTTTCGACTGCCTTTATCCGCCAGCACTCTCCCCTGCGCCCAACGGCAACCAGCAGGTGGCCCGAGTGCTGACGAATACACGCAACCCCACCAAGGAATCGCCATGCATCCATCCATTCAACAGCGAGTCGACGGGGTTGCCGCCCTGCGTGCTCGTGCGAGCATTGCCACCGCCGCGTTCTACGCCCTGATCGGCCAGGCATCACCCGCGCAGAAGGTTCGCTTCCAGGTGAAGACTGTCGGGCCGAAGGCGTACCACATCGTTGACCTGGTCACAGGCAAGACCTGCGGCTTCCGGTTCGAATACGCACCCGCCGTTGACTTCGCCATCCAGCTCGAGGAAAAGGCCAACCGCCTGCCGGGAGGTGCGCAATGATCGGAGCACCAATGCCCCACCCGCGCGACTCGATCATCGCGAACCTGAACCAGCAGCTGGATCACTACTTCGGCGCCGGCAAGAAGGTGCAGGAAATTGCCCCGGGCGTCAGCGGTGAAAAGGACGCCATGTTCGGTGCCTCCCACAGCAACAAGTTGCGGATCGAGCGCAACAAGCAAGCGCCGCGGCTGAAGGAACTGGCCGAAGCCGGCAAGACCGTCATTGAAGCTGCGAAAGAGATGGGCATGGAAGCCAAGCGCGCCAGGCTCATCGCCCGCGAGAACAACATCAAGTTCCCGGGGCCGCCGTGAGACGAATCAGCAACCAGGTGCGCCAGCGCCGACGACAAACATGGCTGGATCTTCCGGCCCACGGAATTGAAGAGGCAGGCCATGGCCGAAGAACAGGAGCTGACGGCGGAAGCCAAGAAGCAGCGCAAGAAGCGCGAGAAGGCGGCAGCGAAGCACGCTGCGCTGGGCGTCGAGAAGTTTACGGTTGAGGTGGCCGGCGTGTTCAAGCCAGACCTCAAGCGGGTCATGGCCGCCCACGGAATCAACAACCAGCAAGAGGTTTACCAGCTGCTGCTGATGAACCTGATCGCCGCCGACTTTGAAACCCAAGCCAAGATGCTGAGCTGTGTCACGACACCTTTTGTTGTTACTGAAAAGGTGTCGCGACTCATCAGGGAAGCCGGAATGAAGTCGCTCGCCGAAGATCCGCCAGAGCCTGAGGACGAAATCGCCATCCCGAAATAGAACTATTGCGTACTTTCCTCGGTATTTAATATTTCCAGCAATCGCGGAGCAAATTTCTCTTTAACTTCGTTAACATCCGAAAACTCAGCAATGGAAAGCTCCAGTGCTAGAATTTTAAAGGCTGCAACTTTTTTTCTTGCCTCATCACAGCGCTGTCTATATTTCGCTTCTGCAGTGATGCCTTCAAGAATGTTTAGATGGCCTGATGAAGCTTTTTCAGCGGCGGCGAACATTTCATTTGCATCGAGTCTGAACTCGTTGCTGTAGCTTTCTATTAAATTCAGGATAGCGGTCTGGTAGGCGTGAACCTTTGCCCTATTGGCTTCCGACTTGGCGAGTTCTAGTTGTTCGTCCTGTTTGAGTGATTCAAGGCGTTGGAATTCGAGGAGCTGAGTGAATTCGTGTTTCTGCACATCCAACAGTTCTCTTTGCATATATACAGTTTTCAGCACGGCCAAAAGCGTAACAAAAGATACAAGAGGGCCGAAAAGCCCACCGACATATCCGCCGAAGTTGGACCACTCTTCGGACTCAACTGCCAAGGTTCCGCCAAACGTATATCGATATGCTCCAACCGCCACGATGACTGCCAACACCACCGCAAATACCGACAACAATAAAAACGATAAAAACCGATCCTTCGCACGCTGCTGGCTCTGGGTCATGCCTTTCTTCCTCTGAATGCTCTCAAGGCTTTAGATCTTCCATTACTTCACCACTTCACGCTAGCCGGCGAGGATCCCCTATGTCCGCACAACAGAAGAAACATCCCTTCGATTTCAAAACCCAATACGGACTTGGCTTCAGCACTCAGGACGATGAGATCGTTGTCGACTTCTTCTGCGGTGGTGGCGGCGCCGGTACCGGTCTGGAAATGGGCCTGGGTCGCGCCGTAAATGTTGCGAAGAACCACAGCGCCAGCGCGATCAGCATGCACACCGTGAATCACCCGGGCGCGGTGCACTACACAACCGACGTGTTCGAGGGTGATCCGGACACCGAGTGCGACGGTAAGGCCGTGGGCTGGTTCCACATGTCACCTGATTGCACGCACCACAGCCAAGCCGCCGGCGGTCAACCGCGCAAGCGCGAGATTCGCAACCTGTCCTGGATCGGCCTGAAGTGGGCCGGCAAGAAGAAGCCCCGCGTCATCAGCCTGGAGAACGTGAAGCAGATCCTCCAGTGGGGGCCGTTGATCGCCAAGCGTTGCAAGTCCACCGGCCGCGTCGTGAAGCTGGGCGGCGGCATTGCAGCACCGGGCGAAGTGGTGCCGGTCCACCAGCAGTTCCTGGTGCCCGACCCGAAACGTCGCGGGCAGACCTGGGCCGTGTTCGTTGCAGAGCTGCAACACCTGGGCTACGTCGTTGAGTGGCGGGTGCTGAAGGCCTGCGACTACGGCGCACCGACGAGCCGGGAACGCCTGTTCATGATCGCCCGTTGCGACGGCCAACCGATCGTGTGGCCTCAGCCGACCCACGCCAAGCACCCAGTAAAGGGCCAGAAGAAGTGGCGCACAGCTGCCGAGTGCATCGATTGGACGATCCCAAGCAAGAGCATCTTCGACCGGCCGAAGCCGCTGGCACCCGCCACCATGCGGCGGATCGCCAAGGGCATGAAGAAGTTCGTCATCGATGCGGCTGACCCATTCATTGTTCCAATCGCGAACTGGTCCGGAGAAAGCGTGCAGTCAGCACACGACCCACTGCGCACCGTGACTTCTTGGCCGCGCGGTGGCTCGTTCGCCATGGCCAGCCCGATCATCGCGCCAGCCACGCACCAAGGCAGCGACCGCGTCAACGACCCGCACGCCCCACTGCCGACGGTGACATGCGCGAACCGCGGCGAGCTGACGTTGATCAGTCCGGTACTGGTCGGCGCCGGTGGACCTGAGTACAGCGGCAAGCCGGCGACAGCAGATCATCCCGCCGGGACGCTGATGACCCAGAATCACCGCGCTCTCGCCGCTGCGCACCTGGTGAAGTTCCGGTTTGCAGACGAAGGCAAGGCGCTCGATGAGCCGCTGCCAACCATCACCAGCGGCGGAAACTATCAGCGCCCGGCCGGTGCCGCACACGCAATGGGCATCTCGACGGTGTTCATGGCCCAGATGAATGGTGGCTTCAACACCACCGACGCCAAGAGCATTGAAGACCCCATGACCACGGTGACCAATACCGGCAGCCAGCAACAGCTGGTGACTGCCAACCTGGTACACCTGCGCGGCAACTGCGATGCGCGGGACGCCGACGACCCGCTGCACACCATCAGCGCCGGCGGCACTCATCACGGTCTGGTCACTGCGTTCATGGAGCGTCAGTTCGGCGCCAGCGTCGGCCAAGCCGTGAACGAACCGGCACCAACCATCACTGCCGGTGGTGGCGGCAAGAGTTCGCTGGTCGAGTTCCAGCTCTCGCCAGAGGTTGAAGCCGGTGCGCTGCGCGTCGCGGCATTCCTCATAAGCTACTACGGCACCGAGAACATGAGCGCCGCAGACGCGCCAGCACCAACGATCACCACCAAGGACCGGCTCGGCCTGGTCACCGTCACCATCAAGGGCACACCGTATGTGATCGTCGACATCTGCCTGCGGATGCTGCAACCCGCCGAACTGTACAAGGCCCAGGGCTTCCCCGCCGACTACATCATCAGCCACGGCGCCGACGGCAAGCCATTCACCAAGACTCAGCAGGTGCACATGTGCGGCAACAGCGTCAGCCCGCCGCCGATGGCTGCATTGGCCCGCGCCAACGATCCTTGGAAATACTCTGCCCAACAACAGGAGGCTGCATGATCAATCTCTTCTGGCGCCTGGTCGCCAAGCTGCTCGCGCGCCCGGCCATCGCCGACTGGCTCATCGCGCGCGCCCAGCACACCCCATACCTGCACATCACGTCCGCCGATGGCTCCGAGATGTACATGGGCCGCTGGTGGCTGTTCAACCCATACGACCGTGATAGTCACCGATCCAGGCTCTGGTGGTGCCCATGGTCTGTGCGGATCCATCACATCAAGCGGCCGGACAGCGACCGCGACCTACACGACCACCCTTGGAACGCTCGAACGATCATCCTTCGCGGCGGTTACACGGAGCAGCGGCTTCTCGAGCACGACGATGCGGCGCTGGCTGGCCTGAACGTTCCACTTTCAGCCCAGGCTACCGAATACATCGACCGGTGCCCGGGCGACACAGCGCCACTGAGCTATGGCGAATACCACCGGATCGACTCTGTTGCCGAGGGCGGCGCCTTCACCCTGTTCATCAGCGGCCCATACCAGGGCACTTGGGGTTTTCTGGTCAACGGCATAAAGGTGCCATGGCGCACCTACACTGGAACGGAAAATTGAGCCGTCAGTGACGGCTCGCCGCATCACATAAATTTCGACACGATGTCGATAATGTTCTTCGCGACTGTCGTGAACGAAGCTGCCCCAGAAAGCCAGCCACCAAGACGCGATTTTTTGACGATGTCGAGCTTCTGGTCCTGTGACGCTTCGTGGTGCTTCCGAAGTTCTGCCACCAATTCTTCAAGGAGTTCGCGCGGGGTCCCGGATGGCAGGCCTATCTCTTCAAGTACCGAAGGTTGGTAGAAATGGATCGCTTGACCGCCGCGCACGAAATGAGTGTTCTTCAACTCCACGTCAAGAGTTTCCGGGGCTCTGATACCACCAGCGCAATCAGTAAATGTAACGACGTCCGTTTTAAGACCCATTATTTTTCTCTCGCTTGAAATTCAAGGATTGGAACAATCTGAAATACAGATCGCCCCTCATGTAAGCAACACATTTCAACTCCCTCCCCTTCAAAGTCAGCCGCTATAGCGGCAAGGACGAAGTCATGCCTGAAGAAATGAAGAAAGCGTGGCCAGAACACTACCGCTACATCGACACCATTGGGCCAGAAGGTCTTGAGGTGCACTGCATCACCTACGAGGTGATCGGTGAAACCGCGCAGTGTTTCTACATCGGTGACAAGCATACCTGCGACCTGGTCAGCGGCCCGCAATACGGCTGGACCGCCGAGGCAGTGAAGAAACGCCGCAAGCGTGTACTGAAAGAAGGTGGTACCTGGGGCCGGCGCTTCGCCTACACCGACAAGGCACTGGCGCTACGTTCGTACAAGGCGCGCAAGTCTTGGCAAATGCGGCACGCGCAACTGTCGATGGAAAGAGCCAAAGCAGCTATTGGGTATTTCGGCAGCCTTGAAGTCGAAAGCACAATTCCCACCGAGGCAGTGACTATCCCGAGCGAATACATTCAGGGCCTGGGCTGGGGGGATTGCTGATGATCATCCCAATTGCAGCCCCGCTCTACATGCTCTGGCTCATCTACAAGGGGCCGCGTCGATGAGTGATGCCCCCATCGAACCACAGGAATACTTGTACGGCGTGAAGGTCGTGCAGATCGAAGACCTCCGGGTGGCGCGCGGCATGACACGTCGCCCGGCCTCTTCGTGCCGGCACAAGAAGCTTGTCTACGACGACAAGGAGCGGCGCGTCTGGTGCAGCGACTGCGAAGCCGAAGTCGAGCCATTCGACGCGTTCATCGGCCTTGTCGAGAGGTTCAGCGCCGCAGAGAGCTCAATTACTCGCCGGCGTCGAGAATTGGACGAAGCAGAGAAATTCCAGATCCGCAGCCGGGCCGCCAAGGTAATGGACGAGGCCTGGCGCAGCACGAAGATGGCCCCGCTCTGCCCTCACTGCAATACCGCAATCCTTCCCGAGGATGTCGCGAGCGGTGTGGCCAGCACATCAAAGGCCCTCGCCGCCGCCGCCAGAAAGCGAAACGCCGCTCTGGCGCCGAAGTAATCCCACCCCCACCTTCTGCCGCCACGCGCGGCATGGAGCATTCATGAGCAAAGTTACCCTGGACGAATGGGCCGCGGCCGAGTTCAAGACCCCGCCCAGTCCCAACACCTTGCGCAAATGGGCGCGAGAAGGCCGGATCGCTCCGGTACCGGTAAAGCACGGGCGCAACTACTATGTAGAGTCTGACGCCCACTACCAAGAACCTGACCAGCAGCCCGTCCGGATCGTCGGCGGCAGCCTGATCAGCAGAATAGAGAGAGCACGCAATGGCGCCCAGGCCGCGTAATACCGGGTCAAAGGATCTTCCGCCCAATCTCTACCGCAAGACCGACGCCCGCAACGGCGTCACCTATTACACCTACCGCGACCCGATCAGTGGTCGCGTGTTCGGTCTGGGCAAGGACAAGGAGGCGGCCATTCGCGAGGCCGTCGCCGCCAACCATGCCGACGCACTCAAGCCAACCCTGACAGAACGCATCAGCACCCCGGCGCCAGCGCCGGGCAAGCTGTTCTCGGAATGGCTGGTCGAATATCGAGAGCTGTTCGCCGAGCGGAAACTGTCGGCCAGCAGCAACAAAAACGTGGGCATGCGAATCAACCGCCTTGATGCGGTATTCGGTTCGAAGGGGATCAAGGACATCACAACGATGGATGTGGCCGATTACCTGACAGGCATGGCCAAAGAAGGAAAGGCGCAGATGGCCAGGGCGATGCGCTCGCTGTTGCGAGACGTGTTCGTCGAGGCCATGGCCAGGGGATGGGTCGGCGCCAACCCGGTCGAAGTGACGAAGGCTGCGCGGGTGAACATCAAGCGCGAACGGCTGACGCTGGAACTGTGGAAGGCAATATACGAAGAGGCCGAGAAGCCGTGGCTGCGCCGAGCGATGGAACTGGCGGTGCTCACCGGTCAGCGCCGCGACGACATTGCATCGATGCTGTTCAAGGACGTTCACGACGGTTTCCTGCACGTTGTACAGTCAAAGACCGGTGCCCGTCTTCGAATCAGTACCGATATTCGCCTGGAGTCTGTCGGTCTGGACCTTAATCAAGTGGTCAAGCAGTGCCGCGATCGCGTTCTGTCACAACACCTGGTGCATCATGCTCAAGCACCGGGGCGGGCCAAAGCTGGTCAGCCGGTGGTGCTGGACACCCTGAGCTCTGCATTTGCCGAAGCTCGAGATAAGGCAGGCGCGAAGCTGGGGATATCCTTCGGCCGGCAGCCACCGTCCTTTCACGAACAGCGCTCGCTTGCTGCCCGCCTGCATGAGGCAGAAGGTCGGGACGCGCAGAAACTACTCGGTCACCGTTCGGCCACCATGACTGATCTGTACCGCGACAGCCGAGGCGCAGAGTGGATCGACGTGGCATAATCGACGGCTGAATTTTGCAGCGATATTGGGGAGATTTTGGGGAATGAAATATGCCCAATAAAATCAAGCACTTACAGCTTTACGGCATCAAAGCCTGCGACACCATGAAAAAGGCGCGCACCTGGCTCGATGAACACGCTGTCAGCTATGACTTTCATGATTACAAGGCGGTCGGTATCGACCGCGAACACCTGACCCAATGGTGCAACGAGCACGGCTGGGAAGTGGTGTTGAACCGTGCAGGCACGACCTTTCGCAAGCTCGACGACGAACGCAAAGCCGATCTCGACCAGACGAAAGCCATCGAACTGATGCTCGCACAACCCTCGATGATCAAGCGCCCGGTGCTCGATCTCGGTGACCGAACCCTGATTGGCTTCAAGCCAGACATCTACGCGGCCGCGCTCAAGTAAGCAGCCCGTTCAATTTTGTTAGAGGTATACACATGTCCACTACCCTGTTCAGCCTGGCCTTCGGTGTCGGCACTCAAAACCGTCAAGGCGCTTGGCTGGAAGTGTTCTACGCCGCCCCGCTGCTCAATCCATCGGCTGAAATCGTCGCCGCCATCGCCCCGATCCTGGGTTACAGCGAAGGCAATCAGGCCATCGCATTCAGCACCACCCAGGCCTCGCAACTGGCAGAAGCACTCAAAGCCGTCGACGCTGCCCAGGCCGCCCTGCTGACCCGCCTGGCCGAGAGCCACAAGCCGCTGGTCGCCACCCTGCTGGCCGAAGATGCCCAGCTGTCATCCACTCCCGAGGCCTACCTCAAGCTGCATCTGCTGAGCCATCGCCTGGTCAAGCCACACGGCCTGAACCTGGCCGGGATCTTCCCGCTGCTGCCGAACGTGGCCTGGACCAGCCAGGGCGCGGTCGACCTGAGCGAACTGGCCGAGCTGCAACTCGAGGCCCGTCTGCGCGGCGAACTGCTGGAAGTGTTCTCGGTGGACAAATTCCCGAAAATGACCGACTACGTGGTTCCGGCCGG